ACGCCAAACATCAGTTGGGGATTGTTGGGGCTGAATACGCGCGCGGTGCCTTCGTAGAGCTGAAAACCGTTCATTGACGCGACGAGCTTGCTTTTGCCGTCGATGCCTAAAGCCTGTACGCGACTATCGCCCTTGGCTGCCGGGTTGACGTCAACGACCCAGTGGCCGGCGCCGTCTGCATCGCAGATGGCTTTAATGCCGATTTTTTTCGTCGCAACACCGTCTTCATTGTATGTATACAAGAATTCAGAAATGGTGTTGATGTCGTCCTCATGGACGGTAATTGAACCCTTGGCATTCAAAGGCCCGGTCAGGGTGCCGCCCGTTAGTGGCAAAAATTCATCACCTCCGACAGTGCCGATGATTTTTTTAATGGCCAGTAATAGCTGATTTTGTTTGCTGGGGTCAGGCTGAAAACCGGCGTCAGCCAAAACATTTTTCATTTCCTGCTGAATATCACGAATAGCACTCTGGTTATCGTTCATGAAGTCGGCATATAAAATCGTGCCCTCCACGCCGGTAGCTTCATTACCATCGTGAAATAAATTATCCGGCGTATTTACCGGCGGCATTAAATTCTGCATATCACGCCTCTTTATAAATGAAATGGCAAAACGTATGCGCGGGCTTTAAGTCCTGAAACATCGACTCCAATTGCGCCGTGCTCACCAGGTTATCGCTATGCAGGACGTTGACGCGCCAAATCCAGATGGTGTCGCGCGAGTAAAGGCGGTCGCCCATGCGATTGATGCCAATACGAAATGGCTGCGGCTCATCGATGGTGATGGTGTAGCCGAGGCTCTTGGCCAGATTGATAAAATAGGGGCGGCTCAGGCCACCGGTGGTGTTGATTTTCGCCTTTATCAGCGTGAGGCGCTCTTGCGGCGAGGCATCCGGGGCTGGCGTCAGAGCAAGGACGCGCTCCCAGTCCGGGATAAGCTCGTTAATCTGCAGCGGGACGATACCCAGGGCGACGCACCGGGCAGCATCTTCTACTTGCTGCAGGGCGTTGCCTTCGGCGTGGTGTTCAACCTTTATCTGTTCGCCGTTTGGGTCATAGGCCACCGGCGGCAGAAGATTTCCAAGCAGCGTGGCGTAACTCATGGCATCAGCTCCACAATCAGACCACCCATGCGCACCCATTCGACGCGTTCTTCATCGACCACCGGCGTGACGTTCGCCGCCGGAAGGATAATTTTCAGGTCGGTGATACCAGGAATGGCGGAAATCAGCGCCCCAATCTGGAACAGTACTGCCGTATCGCCAGGGGCCAACTGCGTGAAGTAGCTGACCAGGGTGTTCTGGATTTGGACTTTCGCATCCGCCAGTGTCAGCCCGACCAGCGCCACTTGCATGTGAAAATCTACGCTGCGCGGTGTAGGGGCCAGTACCAGGCTGTTTTTGGCCGTGACCGGACGCAGGTCATCGATATGCGCCTGAGCGGCGTCGATGGTGGCTTGTGACGGCAGGTCATTGCCGGAGGTAATGACCACATCCACAGTGCCCAGGCCACGGCGCATCGGGTAGACGTAAGCCGCCGTAACGCCAGGAACTTCCATCGCCCAACGGTGATAGTCATACTTGTTGCCGCCGGCCGGTGGCTGGCGGATAAGTTCCAGCAGGCGCGCCAGCAGGGACTCGTCGCTTTCATCATCCGTGCCGCCAGTCATGGTCTTCAGCGTGATTTGTGAGCTGACGCCTGTGGGTGCGATAAGTAGCGTGCCAGGCGTACCGTCAGGGACGTTACTGGCGATGCCGGTTGTAGTGGCGGCGGCGTTTACGGTCAGCTTACCGCCGGCATCCAGCGTGCCGCCGGTGAGCGTGGTGCCTGTCTGGCCGTTGCCATAACGGAACGTCAGCCCACTGGCCACCGGGCTGTTGGGCGTACCACTAAGCTGCGCCTGGCCACCGGCCGGCGTGGCTGGCTTCGGCGTCAGGTTACGCAACCGCGCGTGCATCAGCAAAAAATCATGGTCGGCGGTATCGGGGAATATCTGCCGCGCAATCCACTGCTGGTCCTGGTATACGCCACGCACGGCACTCGCCACAGAGCTGGCACGCACAAAAAAATCACTGTCCGGGCCGACGTCGGCTTGCGGCAGCTGGTTCTTGATGTCTCGGAGGATAGTGTCGCGAATGTCGCTGACGCTGGGGATAATATGCGGCATGTAAACCCCTTTTAAGCGACGCTTACGCGGTGGGTAAATGGCATGATTTGCCCGTTGGACTGCTCCACCTCAATCAGCAATATCAGCCAGCCGTTCGCCGGGTGCTGCGCAGTGACTGTAATGCGGCTGGCGCGACCATCGTCGAGAATGGGTTGCAGCGCCTGCTCGGCGTACTGGCGCGCCAGGGTGCGCACCCGCGCCACGTCTTTTTCCCGCTTCAGCAAGTAGAGGCGTGAGCCGAGTGTCGGGTCCGCCCACCAGGAGCCGAGCGGAACCGTCAGGCGCAGGTAAACCGCATTCTGCAGCGTGGTGGTAGCTGTGCCGGTGTAATCGCCGGTTTGAGTATCGATGAGAGCGTCCATGCCAACACTGTACTGTCGGCATGGACGGGGGAAGAGTGAACGTAGGTTAGAGGGACAATATCAGGCTTTGCGCGGTGGGCCAGACGGGCCATCCGGGGTATCGTGAATATGGTTATCCGGCAGATTTTCGGCAATCACCTTGCCCCTCGAGGTAAAGTCGCCGGATTGCTGGCTTACATTACCCTCAAATGTGGCACCGTCGCCACCCTTAATTGCCATGCCGCCGTTGCCGTTAATCGTGCCGGCTGCGGTAACTTGCGCCGTCGCCTCCAGATTCGGGGTGGTGAATTTGGCACTGTCGGTCGCGTTGACGTTGTAGTTCTTGCAGGTGACGCTGTAGGTATCGCAGGTCACATCAATCATCTTGCCGCGTTTGAGCACGATACTGGTCCCCTCGTCGGTGTAGATGGCCACCTCGCCGTTCTCAAGCCCCTGCAGACGGTAGGCGCTGTGCTCGGTAGCGATGATAACACCATGGCTGGTACGCCCACCGATGGGAATAACGACTGCCGCTGTACCGGCCGGCGGCGCACTGGTGAAGCCGTAGTGCTGGAACAGCTCAGCACCTGGCAAATCTTCGCCTGCCAGGCCGCCGACCTGGGCGGTCTGTACGCCGCCAGCGGTGGTAACCAGGTTAATCTTACCCCGGAATGCCTGGCGGACTTTGGCCAGGAAGCGGCTTATACGTTCGTCGATCAGCTTAATGTTCATATAACCAGCCTTAATATACCGGTGTGTTTTTATCGACGACGATCCAATCGTCTTTGCTTTTATGTTTTTTGCGCTTCGGATAGGCGTCCGGTATCAAGCTATTTTTCACAACAGCATGATATACAATGAAATTTAATAATGTACTTTTGCTGCAAGCCCCCAGATAAGCCCCACTTGAGATAAAAAACAGGGGTGGTTTGATTGTTTTTTGTGCGTTACCAATCTTTGCCATTCCTCAGCCATTCTTTGCTATTCCCCGCTCAAAAATGAGCAAGAATCTATCAAAAAATCATAAAAAAACTCATTTTGCTGTCGTGTTAATGCAGTGTTAAATTCCGTCGATTTTTTAACAACCGGTGTTTTGTCCGGATGCGAAAATGATAGGTACCCCACCCCTGAGCCAAAAACACCCGGTAGCGGCGACTACGTTTTTTGCCCGCAGCGAAAAACACACAGCCCTACCTTCGATTTTCGGTTGAGGTGTCCGGGGATGTGGTGAGGTGATGCGCAGGGAAATATGTGCAAGAAAAATGCATTAGGGGGATTGACGGATTTTTCACTAACGTGTATCACGCGCACGCCCGCACCTGTGAGCACAAAAAACCATGTAACAGGTGTAACGGTGTAACACGGCGTTTAATTAACTGATAAATATAACAATACCTGTTACACCTTGAGGGGGTAAAAGGTGTAACACGGGGTGGTTTTCGGTGTAACGGATGGTGTTATGCCTGCAATTTTCCCCCTGACCGGCTTCAACTCTTCAATGTTCTTTCACCCTGTAATTATTCGCCGGAACCTTAACCAGCGTGAGAGAAAAAACATGGTCATAAACAAAACTACCGTTGACAGTTTGTACGTCAGCTTTCGAATGGTGTTCAATCAAGGGATGGAAGGGGTAACGCCAATCTATCCGCAACTGGCGACAACCATCCCATCAACCACGCGCGAAGAAAATTACCGCTGGATGAGTCAATTCCCATCGCTGCGTGAATGGGTCGGGGAGCGAGTAATTAACAGCATGAGCGTTTACGGTTATGCGCTCACAAACCGCAAATATGAATCAACCATTGAGATTAGCCGTGATGACATTGCCGATGACCGATTGGGCCTCTACCCGCAAATCGTCAACGAAATGGGTGCGGCCGCGGCGCAACACCCAGACCAGTTACTAGCGGAGTTGCTACAGGCAGGGTTCACTTCAACTTGCTATGACGGCCAGTATTTCTTTGACGAGGAGCACCCGGTAACGGTGGGCGCCAATGAAACGTTGGTATCAAACTGCCAGAAAGCAGACGAACCGAAAGATGTAAAGCCCGCCTGGTATCTTATCGACAACTCCCGCACCATCAAGCCGTTTATCTGGCAGTTGCGCGAAAAGTACGAACTAAACCGGGTTAATGACCCCGGCGATTACAACGTGTTCATGACGGAAAACTTCCTGTATGGCGTTCGTGGTCGTGGCAATATGGGCTACAGCTTTTGGCAACTGGCATTCGCCAGCCAACTCGAACTAAGCAAGGATAACTTTTCTGACCTGTACACGCGCATGAAGTCACAGAAGTCAGATACCGGTCGACCGCTGGCGATTACACCGAAAATCCTGTTGGTGGGTGAGTCTAACCGTGAAGCGGCATTTTACATCGCCAAGGCCGAGACGCTGGATAACCTGAAACCCAACCCGAACTATGGCCTGGTTGACGTTATTGTTTCGCCTTACCTCGATTAATGGAGTGGTGCGCCATGTCAGAAAATAAAGACACACTGACGCTTGACGATGTTAAGCACCTCATTCCGGAATCTGGTCAGGTAATTATTAATTTAATCGGCATTGAGGCGGCGAAAAAAATCTTTATTACCTTTGGCGGCACAACCCTACCAATCCCCAAAGGGAGAAATAAAAGAGGCATACCACGATTCAACCTTATTTGTGATGCTATTGGACGGGATAAGGCATTGATGATGGCTGAGCACTTTGATGGTGAGGAAATATACATCCCGCTGTGCTCCAAGGCATTTTCAGCGATTAAGCATCATAGCATCATCACGGATTACAATTCATTGATGCGCAGCGGCATGTCTGGCAGCATGGCGGCAATTACCATCTGCCCTAAATACAATATCAGTCACAAACAAGTTTCAAAAATTATCAGTGGCAAATTGAATGCACATTGACGTAGGTTTTTTCATGCGTTAGTTTATTCAAACTTCCTCCGTTGACACAAACAAAAACACCGCCATCATCCAGCGGTGTTTTTTTATTTGTGCCGTGATTAATTACTCTTCCGGCTCGCCGCCGTCCTGCGCGGTGGTATTCATGAACGCATATACCCGCACCGTTTTGTTATGGCCGGGCATTCTGGCCGGTACCTGATATTTCCCGTTATTGTCCCGCTTGAGCATTCCAGCTTCATGCAGCACCTTGGCGGCTTTGGATGGTTCAAACCCTCTGGCTATCTCGCTGTCAAACGCACCACGGAAGACCAGATACACATCCCGCCCGTTGGTGCTGGTGCGGCGTCCTGCGGCGTTCTGCACAGTGACCATACCAATCAGCCGCTTGGCCTCTTCGTCGCTGACAAAGCGCCCCAGCGCGTTGAGCGCGAACCAGTCCTCCGCCTGCTCGACAATCCTCACGTCTTCCTGTTTGCCGGTACCCTTGCGGGTGCGCCATGCGCTGTAGCAGCGCTCAATGGCGGCGGTGGCCTCGCCGGGAGGCCAGCCGGTGATACCGTGCAGCCCGGCAATCTCCAGCGCCACCGCAACCAGCCCAAAGCGTGAGGTGACACGCCGCGCCTGCCCGGATGCATCAGCGGGGAGTTTCTGCCGCCATGCGTCGAGGGTTTCACGCAGTTGCGCGGTGACTTCCGCACGCTGATTTGTCACCACCTGTAAGAAGGCTCGCCCGGCGCTGCCGTGGAATGCCTGCGCGTGGCGCTCCAGTGCTTCCGCCAATTCACCCGGTGAGGCGCAACCGTGCAGATTTTCCCATACGCCCATTCCACACCCAGCATCGGCGGGAATGTCCGGTAAACGGGCTTCCTGCCCGGCGTGAATGCGCTTGCCGCCCGCGCCCATGAAGATATTGAGAGGGGCCTCACCGGTTGAGAACACCAGCGATTTAAACCGGCTCAATGCGCGGTTGCCGCCGTCCTTTGCCCCCTGCATTCTGCCGACGCCGTTAAACAGCCGGTACGCCGCCAATCCCACATCGTCAGCGCGGCCTTGCCCGACTTCATCAAGCCACATTAGCCCGTCATTGCGGGCGGCGGCGGCATTGGACAGCGCCAGCGGGGTGCTGTCCCAACTGAGCTTTTGCCCCTCCGGGCTACCCCAGACACTGGCCCCAATCGCTGCACTGGTCGTCTTGCCGTCGCCGGAGTCGCCAAACAGGTGAAACCCGCCAGACTCCAGCCCGGACAACCGCAGCAGCGGCGCGGCCAGTGCGCAACCTATCGCCAGCATTGCCCGCGCGTTACCCTGTGCCAGCGCGGCCACCGTGCGCCGCCAGTCTTCAACGCTGCCGGATGCGCTGTAGCTGGCGGCGTTGCTTCGGTCACCGTTGTACAGCAGGGGGCGCTCTGGCGTGCCGAGGATTTCCCCGGACGGCAGAATGTAGGCGCTGCCGCTCCAACCGCCGCTATCGGTGATGTGGTACAGGGTTTTACTGCCGTGCATCAGCAGGTAATCGGCCAGCAGTTCCAGCCGCTGCCGACTGGCGGAGATAGCCAGCCCGTTTTTTTTCAGGCTGCGCCAGCCCTCGCGGTCGCCAATGTCTGCCGCAGGCAGTGCCAGCGTGATTTCTCTCCGCTCGGATTGCGTCAGCCAGCGCACCACTCGGAAATGCTCGCCGTTCTCGTTGACGCCGCGCCCGTCGATTTCCAGCGCGTCACACAACCGCAGCGGGGCGGCATAGCCCACCGCGCCGCTTTTGCGGTCACTGGTGACACCCACGTAGTACAGTCCGCCGTCCGTCACGTCATAGTAGGGTTTCATGGCGTCCGGTGGCGCACTGGCGGCGTGCTTTAGTGTGTCGATGTCGTTTTTTGTCTTGCTCATTGCAGGGAACCCCATTTAAAACCCGTTTAAATCGCGCCGAGCGCGTTTAAATACATCTAACCAATCCTCACCCACCGTTGATGGCGTAAAAACGCGTGTGCGCGTTCCTGTGCGTTTCAGGCGACGGGCTAGCCGTTCTGCCGCCCGCTGTCCGGTGCCGCTGGCGTCGTTATCGGCAAAGATAAATACATCGGTCACCGAATCCGGCGGGGTGAGGTGCTCAAGCCCGAAGGCCGAGACACAGGCCCACACCGGCAGGCCGGTAGCCTCATGCACCGCTAGCGCGGTTTCGATACCTTCCGCCAACGCCAGCCGCCCGGACTCTGGGGCGAACAAGCGCACGGCAGCACCGCGCATCACGCCGGGGCGCACGGTGGCGAGCTTCTTGGCGGGTAACGGTCTGCCGTCTGCATCGACCAGCGGCGCTTTGTCTCCGGCACTGTTCAGGAAGGTGCGGTGCACGCCGATGAACTCCCCGCCCGGACTGGTGACACGCGCCAGCAGCGCAGGCCAGCGCCCCAATACCGCGCCGTCATGCCAGTAATTCAGAATGTGGATGTAACGCAGTTCGGAAGAGTCAGACAGGGACAGGCCACGGCGTTGCAGGTAGCGCCCCGCCGGACACAGCGCGGTCAGCGGCTTGCCTTTGTTCCACATTGCCAGCGCACCGCCGTTGTCACGCGCTACCGGCCGGGGTGTCTCGGCAATATCCGGGCGACGAACGTCCGGGGTAAAATCTGGTGCAGCCCCGCCCAGTCCCAGCGCGTGCGCCACGGCATCAACGGCGGTCATGAAGTCACAGCCCAGCCAGTGCATGACCAGCGCGAACCCGTCGCCGCCCTGACGGTCAAGGCCACGGCAGACGAACGCGCCCCGGCCATCGTCGATAAAGCTGAACCGGTCAGTGCCGCCGCACACCGGACAGGGTTTGTTGCGCCGGGTCAGCGCCTTGGCGGGCAGACCGATACGCTCCAGCACCACCGGCCAGCGCCCGACCACGGCGGCGCGGGTGTCGCGAATGCGTTGATCCACTGCGTTATTGGCCGTCATGGCACACCTCCGCTTGAGCATCGATAACCGTCCGTGCGCTGTCGCCGTACTGAATGGCGGTGAGCGCCATCCACGCCGCACGTGCATAGCTCTCGTCAAACGCGGTGGCGATGAGCACCACACCGCCATGCGTGCCGCACATCATGCACTGGATCTCGCCATTGTTTTTGTCGGACAGTCTGACCAGTCCGGGGCCGCGTTGATTACCGGTTTCGCCGCAGAACGGGCAGCGGTTGACGTTACGGCCGGCGGTGGGAAGTCCGTGAATTTTCAGGCGGCGATACACCGTCAGCCAACGCCCATGACACATTTCCTGTGCCGTTGCCATGTCGTGCAGCGTGGTGTTCGCCAGTTGGTGCGCGGCCAGTAGCTGGCGGGGTGTGTGGCCGTCCGTAACGCGGGGCGCGTCAATGATGGCATTCCGCATCAGCGGACGATGTTGCTGCACAAAGTCAGCCAGCCGGAAGGTTTTGAAGGTGCCGCAGCGGGTCAGACAATTCAGGTGCGCGATGCGCTCAGCCTGAAAGTAGGCGACCACCTCCAGCCGTTCACCGTTACCCAGCCCCTGAAACCACTCGCCCACCGCAGGCAGGCGAGTGAACAAGGGGGCGCTCATTCGGATGTTGGCTGTCATGTCGCAGGGAAAATCCGGCTTGGCCGTGTCGATGTCGTTCCACGGTTGATACTGCGTGCGATTAGCCATGCTGCACCGCCTTGGCCGGGATGCGGCCAGCGAACAGCAGCACGAAATCACGCGCCAACAGGCGGCGAGCGGTCAGTTCATCGGGAGCGGTCACAGATTCACGGTGCGGAACGGCGTCGAGGTCAGCGCGGCGCACGGCGAGGAAATAAAAAACAAACTCAGGGGAATTCTGGGTGTAGCGGGTCATAGCCATGATAACGGCCTCACAAGTTGATTTTTCAACCTGCCTCCCGCTGCAAAACGGGGTGGCAGGACGTGGCGGGGTTTGCAGACTGGCACTTGTGAGACCAGCAGGCGCGAAGGCCTCCCCGCCACGTCCCACCATAATTCTGGCGCAACATGGCAAATCACGGACATAAAAATACCGCATTACGGATTGTTTGCGGTTGTCCGCACAAGTGTTCAGGCTGCAAAACCCGACTGCCCAATGTGGGGCAGCGGTGAAACGATAGCCGCTTGCTGAAAATCCGTCAACGGAAAATTGCGGGTCAGTGAAATTATTCATGCCGTTACCCCTGCGTACTCAGTAACACCGGGGCCAGCTTTTCCAGCCACGCCCGCAATTCTTCCGCGCGGTAGCCGTTGGCGTTGTCGCCCATCTTGACCGGTGCGGGGAATTTCCCCTTTCTGCGCCAGTGCCACAGCGTGCTACGGGCGACCGGGGCCACATGGATCAACACGTCTTTTTCTCGCACCAGACCGGTTTCCGGCAGGGTGAATGCTGCGCTATCTCGTTTCATGGTCAATGTCCTTGCGTTGACGGTCAGTAAAACCGTATCGAACGCCATTGAACCGGATAGAGCAGGCGGCGAAGAGGTGAAGCCGGTCAGGGGGTAATTACCGGCGTTACACCTGTTACACCTTTTTCAATCCCGGTGTAACAGTAGGTGTAACGCCATATTTGTATTAATACTCAATAAGTTAACTAATAAAAAAGTAGTCTGTTACACCGTTACACCTTTTTTAGCCTCGCGCGTGTAGGTGTTTTTTATTTCAGGCAAAAAAAAGACCGCTGATTAGCGGTCATGTCAGACGTGGTGCGGCTCAGGCGTTGGATACCCGCCTGAAATCGACCGGCACAACCGCGCCGGAGACTTCGCTACCATCAACAAAATCAGCCCACCACTGCATGATGCGGGTACGTTCTGGCAGGTACTGCGCCCGGTTGTAGGCCGCTCGCACCTTGTTTCGCTCCACGTGTGCTAACTGGCGCTCGATGGCATCCGGGCTGAATCCGTGTTCGTTGAGTACCGAACTCGCCAGCGCCCTGAATCCGTGCGGCACAGCCTTACCCCGCCAGCCAAGCCGAATCATGGCCGTGCTTAACGCATTGGTGGTGATGTGTTTGGCTGCGCTACTGCTGGGGAACAGGTAACGGCTTTTCCCTGACAGCGCCCGCAACGATACCAGCATGGTAAGCGCCTGCTCAGACAGCGGCACAAGGTGGTCACTGCTCCCCTTCATGCGGCTGGCGGGGATGCGCCACAGTCGTTTCTTTTCGTCGAACTCCTCCCATTCTGCCCCGCACAGCTCAAAGGGGCGGACGAACGTCAGTAGCAACAGGCGCAGCCCCCACTTGGTGAAAGGGTGACAGGATGAAGCATCCAGCCCAGACAGAAAACGGGGAATATCGTCCACTGGCAGGGCCGGTCGATGGCTTTTTTCCTGCCGGGATACCACGCCGGTAAGCTCACTGGCCGGGTTGTGCTCAATGAGCCCGGTTTGCACGGCAAGGCGTAACACCTGCGTGATGTACGACAGGTTCAGGGCGGCGATACCCTGACCGTGTTTGCGCTCCAGTCGCCGCACCAACTCCAGTACATCAAGCGGGGTAATATCCGTGACCCGCATGTTACCCAGCGTTGGCAGCACGTCACGTTCAATGCGCAGACTCTGCTTGAGGTGAGTCCGCTCTGTTACACGGTCTTTCCGCAATCGCTGCCACTCAGCGAGCACGGCGCTGAATTTGTTCATTTCAGCCCGCTGCTCTGACCTCATGTGTTCCTGCTTGGCCCTCGCAGGGTCGTTACCCGCCGCCACACTTCGGCGGGCATCTATCGCCAAGTCCCGCGCCTCAGCCAGCGAGATGGCGGGATAGTCGCCCATCGTCAATTTTTTCTCTTTGTTAACAAAGCGATACTTGTAACACCACACCTTACGCCCGGACGGACGCACCTCAACATACAATCCGTATCCATCGTAAACCTTGTACGGTTTACCCCTTGGAGCCGCGCCCCGCAAGGCTTTGTCGGTTAATTTCATGGTCATTTTTCCTGTTTAAAAATCATAGCAAGCCCCACTTTGTTAAAACCAAGCCCCCAATCAAGCCCCACTTCAAGCCCCACTTTTAACGAAACTGTATGAAACGCTATAAAACCGCATCGAACAAAGCAGGCTTATAAAACAGAGGGTTAGGGGTGATTTTAAAACCGTATGAAACGCTATAAAACAGTAGATTAGATATGCGTCCGGTATCCAGACCCCGTCTTCCTTGAGGGTAAGCGTGGTCTTTTCCCCAGCCCCCAAACTGCCCCCGGTGAAGTTGCGTTTCATCAGGAAGAAAATGGCGTCGATGCCGTGCGGTTCGCTGACCACGTGCACGCGCTGGCCGGGTGTCCAGGGATGACCGTTCGGGGCGCGCAGCCCGCGCACGGCGACAGTGAGCGTAAAGCCCGCCAGACGTGCATCGGCCTGTGCCTTACGGGCGCGGAACTCCACTTCCTGCTGACTCTGCGCATCGTGAGTGACGATGATTTTTGGGCGATAGAGCGCAATTTGCGAGTCGGAGACCGAGGCGCGCATGGCATTCTGTCCGTCCTCGTCGCCGCTACCGTGTTGCTGGGCCAGGACTGTAGTCTGGGAATAACGGCGGGCGATGGACTCATCCTGCGTGATGCTCAGAATGTTGTTGCCCTGGCCGCTGTAGTTCATCACCAGTGTCCCGACCGGGGGCGTGGTGTAATCCGGGCCACCGATCACCAACGTGCCGTCCGGGTCCGTCCAGGGCCACAGACCGCTAGCTTCTGCTGCCTGGGTCAATGCCTCCCAGGCAGTCATGCCTGGCTCAATACTGGTTTTGGCGCTGGTCAGTGGCTTGGTGGCCGCGATACGGATATTGGTGATACCGAACGGCTTCACGATTTTGGCGATCACTTCCTGCAGCGTCATCTCGCAGGCGGTAAATATCGGCGCGGAACAGTCAACCAATACGGCATTGGCATCACGGCCTGACATCAGCAGCAGGTGTTGATTTTGCTGGATACCGTGGCGCA